TGGTGCACGCGAAGGGGAAGCCAGCGAACCCGTCTTTGACCTCGCGCGAGAGAACGTTATCGACGGTCTCCTGATGCGTTAGGAGTCTACCGCGACGAGGAAGGTTGTGGCCTAAGAATCGATCAAGAACCTTAGCGCCGCGACACAGCAGGTCGCGTTCCGGCGCAGCGGGCTCAAAGAACGGTTTGTCCCACTCATCTTTGAGTCTGGCATACTCAATGGAGCGAGAGAGGGGGGCGGGGAAGAACTTCTCCCCTTCGATCTCCGGGTGGGGCCTGCCCGTGTCCCGGAGGAACTGCGCGTATCTGTAGTTTGCAAAGAACGCGTCGCGGTACGGCACACGACGGTTCAGCCTGAACTTCACTAAAAGATGTTCAAACCCGAAGTCACAGCCGTCAACCATGGCTTCGGGTCCCGCGCGTTTCCCGACTCCTTACCTTTCTCGGCGGTCGGGTCATACTGCTTACTCGGTTCGAACTCCTTGGGGAACAAGTCAGGGGTGAAGACAAGGAAGTAGTTGAGGCGGCGCGGCTTGTCGGCTCCACAGTGAATACCAATAACGTGGGAACCAAGACGGACCGCGCATCCAGAAGCGCCATTACCCTCAGTGGAGTAAGTGCCGGTGCAGTAGTAGGGGTCGGGCTCTTCGGTGACGTTACCAGTAGAAGCCACCTCTGCATGCCCTTCGCCAGTGACACTGCGGTGAACAGCGAGGATCTGGGAACCGACTTCGAGCTGATCGAAGACCTTCTTAGACCAGGAGCTAGTCGGAAAGGCCGGGGCCCCTTTCACCCCCGAGATACGGGAACGCGCGATATCGAGGAAATTGCCCTCCTCGTCACGAATCTGGCTGAACTGCCAACCGACAGACCACTTGACGCGAACGTCCTTCTTGGCGTCGCGGTCATAGTACGTTACGAAACACTCTTTGTACTTGTCGTTGACGACATGGCGGTTCGTGTAGAGATACTCGGCGACTCGGAAGGTTTGGGCAACAGTGTGGCCGTCAAGCTCTAGCAACATGGAGCGATGGTGAGCGTCCGTGACAGTATAAAGATTGGAACCACGGATCATCGCTTCCTCGTCCCAGGTGCGAGCGGCCTGATTTTCGGCCGGGTCGGCGGACTTGTGAGCAGCGGCAATGTTCTGGAGCGCAGCGGCGAACTTACCGCCGCGCTGGCGAGACTTGCCGCGAGCAATCCTGTCGGCCCCAGAGTCCACGTGCGGGGCCCCACTGGGGCCAGAATGGGGAGCAGCTTCAGGCTTCTTGCCTGAGCCCTTGGCCGGCTGAGAGGTCTTTCCAGACTTCTTATCAGCTTGCTTCCGGGGCTGGGTTGCTGACTCCTGCTTCTTGGCCTGCTTGGTCGACTTGAACCAGCAAGCCTTGCACTTAGGGAACTTCTTGCCAGCCGGGGGGGTGAACGTCTGACCACAGTCAGCGCAGATAGGGTCAGCAGAGCTATCTACCGGCTTGCTCGCCGCAGCGAGAGCGTTCTCAACTGCGCGAGTGACGTCCGCAAGAGTGATCGTGGGGACAGCGGGAGCAGGCGAAGGCTGGCTGGCTTTA